TATCTATCAGCACCTGGTGCAAAATAATTATTAGTTCCAATAGCAGGATCTAATAAAGAAGAATCATCGTCCGAATTTATAATACTTTCAACTACTTGTAAACCAATTCTAGCTGACGGTAGAGGGATGTTAATATCTAAAGTAGCCGGAACAACGATAGTTTGCGCATCACAAAATACAAAGTTACCTTTTGTATAAAAAATACTTTCTTCAATACTAAAGAAATAAACTGGACCGGAGAACGTTGTTTCGTCAGAATCTATAGTAACCGTAGTAGTGGTATCTACTATGGTAACAACTTCACCGTTTTGAAATACCCCGTCAGGGTTAACAATATAAAGTTTAGCTGGCTCTGTTGATGTTCCTACTGATACTTTTTTAACTAAAGCACGAGCGCCAGACGTTGCGCCAATAATGGTTTGACCTTCAAAAACATTTACATCAACTGAAACTGTATCTAAATTGAAATATAAACCTTTGGTTACAAAAGTCTTACCATTAAAAACTAAAGAGCCTTCTTTAAAAATATTAGTACCCATAGACTCAATCTGCTTCTGCAGAATGGTCTGAAGCTGGGTTAATTCACGAGCTTGTACAGCACGACCAGGCTTAAATAAGATACGGTAAAAATTTTTCGACTGTGAGTAATCATCATAATACGGTGCTATGTTAAAATCAAGTGCCATGTTTTACCTGTTAGAATCTAATTACTGTATTTAAAGAGACTGATTGATCTTCTGTTGTAGTAAAAGCTCGTCTATTATCAATATAAATGAGTTCACCAGAATATTTATCCACATCTGGATTAGTTACTCCTGTCACTACAAAACTATTACCGGTAGAGGCTGATATGGTATCTCCTACTATAGGCGTAGTCTCATCTAAAGAGCTGACTAAGATAGCATTATTAGAGGAAGAAATAATTAAAAATGCTGTATTATCTGATGCTCTTCTTACTATAACATCTTCTGCAAATATGCTCGGGTTAACAGTACCGGAAATTAAATAGCATGCCGATCCAGACCCACCATTAAAGTATTTCGAATTATTAAGGTTTCTAACATCCTTAATAATACCAAATTGCCGGTAATCATTTGTTACTATAAATCCTTGATTTTCTTCTTGATTAATAGTAGAATAAAAACCTAAATTTCTGGCATACAGCTCGTTTATAGTATCTTTACCATGTCCATTATACGGTGGTAATATAGCTCTTGCACTAGCTCCTTTACCAGAACCGGTAATATTAACAGTTGCAAACGTATAACCTGAACCTTCGTTAATCATATTAATTTTGGTAATTCTACCAGCTACAATAGTAGCGTTTGCTGTTGCCCCGGTTCCGTCACCAGAAATAGAAACACTAGCATTAGAATAATTATAGCCTTGCGATACTACTTGAATAGTATGAATTGCACCGGGTACTGCCTGTAATTCATTAAGGGATTGTAGAGATTCTAAATCACCTTGAGACAGATTAAATTGTAAAGAAGCGTTAGACCCATCACCTACTACAGTTAAAGTGCCGTATGTATATCCAGTGCCGCCATTTTCAATATTAACTCTGGTTATTCTTCCACCTTCATCAATATAAGGTATTAAAATAGCTTCTGTTTTTTCTGCTTGAACTGTAATGTTAGCTTTACCTGCTTCATTACCTCCGTTATCTCCTACAACATTAGCTAAGGGAGTAGATGTATAACCAGCACCATATTTTAATCTAGCAGTCGCAGTAGCTTTAGCACCTGCATATGTAAAGATAGCGTTACCTAAAGTTCTGGAACCTGACGTATGAGTAGGGGCAGTAGTATTACTATAACCGTTAGATGTTACAGTATAAAGATTAGTTAAATAAAAAACTTGATCATTTATATCAAAGAAGGTATTAGAAGTCCATTCATCACCAATAATAACGTTAGGTGCAGTAGAATAATTTTTTCCACTATCAGTAATAATTATTCTTCTAACCGTATTATCTACTAAATTTACATACCCTGCAGCATTAACACCACCGCCGCCTGTTAAAGTAATAGTAGGAGCATTAATGTAACCAGAACCACCCTTTGTTATAACTATATCTCTTACTGAAGCACCATCTAAAACTAAAGCACTAACTATACCGTTGCTAAGAGTAATATTAGCTGTAGCAACTGTTCCTTTAAACTTTAATCCAACATTACCGTTTTGTTTCGTACCAACAGTATGAATAGGACCGTATGAAGCAGAGGTACCAGCTAGAACTACTTCATAATAATTTTTTTCATGAGATATAATTTTTCCAACAGTATATCTAGTGTTAGCAGACCATGTGCTTGTAGCTGTTATCGGTGGTTCAATAATCACACTGGCAGAAGAATAACCTACCCCTGAGTAATTAAGTTTTATACCCTGAATTAAATAAGGTTCTTCTTCTAAATAACCATCACCCTGAACTACTATTCTAGCATAAGTATACCCACTACCCGTGTCTAATATGTTTACCGACCTTATTTCACCTTTAGAATAAAAGTTTGAATTTACCGATGTAGTTACCGGCATAAAGGTCGGAGATAAAAATTTATTTCTTAGGAAGATAGGGACAATACCCATAAACTTCCATTTATAACCATCCAAGGTTGTAAATGCTTCGGTAGATGTTTCTGTTGGTTTTACAGTAGATCTAGCGTTGTTATTATTATCTAAGCATTTGTAAACATTAAATTGATCCGTCACAACATAAAAGTTAGCCGATTGTAGCGTCGATGCACCTGAATATGAGTAACCTAATATGGCTTGAATATTACCACCCGAGCCATAAGTGTCAGAAATAATAACATTTGGTTTGGTAGTAAACCCAGACCCGCTGGCTAGTAAGTTAACATTTACAATCGCCCCATCTAATACTATTACATTACCCGTAGCACCTGAACCACCGCCGCCAGATATAGTAATATTAGCATTACCGCTGTAATTAGTACCACCTGCTACTAAATTAAGGCCAACAACTTCAGTACTATAACGATCATCGTACATATCGTAAATAGTACCTGATACCCAATCTTTTCTATCTACTACAAAAGCTACATCGCTAGGAAGTATTTCTTTAACTAAAATAATATTTTTTCTAGTATCTTTTTCATAGGAAAAACTATCGATTGGAACAGGAGGATTATCTTCATCTGTCCAAGCAATAGCTTTACCTAAAAAATAATAATATCTTCCAGTTCTAGAAGAAATTTCTTTATATACTGAATCCGCAATGCTATTATGCAATTGCGTTTTAACTAGCGATGTTGAAGTCATATTAGGTAATAGATACAGTCCAACTAATAGCTATTGAATCACCAGCTAATTTATTAACTACAGGAAAAACAGTACGGCAAAGCATAGTACCAGCCGAAGAATCATTAAAGACACCTGCTTCTGTCAATGCCCCTGTAGCAGTTCCTGCTGGAACATTTGCTGAGTAATTAATGGTATTAGAGGATGGCGTACCACCGTTTACCTGTAAAGTAACTCTACCTAATTCTACACCTAAAGTAGTATCGCTAACTGCAGCAGCAGCGGCGCCATTACCTACTGCAAGGTGGCTCATGACAACTGCTGAATTGGATGCCATACGACTAGCAATGTATGTCTTTCCTACAGATACTACTAAGTTTTTATATTCATATTTTTCTGAATTACCTAGCTCATCTGTTTTAATTAATATAACGTCGCCCTTAACCGAAAGAGCTTCATCGTAGCTATTCATTTCTTCTCCTTAACTTATTAACACTACATCACCGGCATAATCTTCAGATGGACCGGTATAATCAATAGCGTAATTATTATTTAATACGTAACCTGACTCTACAAACGCAAAATTATCTGAAATATTTATCTCACGGGCAATAGAGATTTGATCTGTTATTATTACAAACTCTGTAATAATTGTATAATCTTCTGCAAAGTATTCTAAAGCATAGGAGCCTCCTGGGTCACCTATCTGTTTTGATACAGCTTTAATCGGTATCGATACATCAGTTCCTACATTATCAGTTTTATTTAATCCTAGCTCTTTAGATATTTGCTCTAATAAAACATCTAGTGTATCTTCAGGTAAAGGTTTACCAACATGCTTTCCGATCACTTCCGGTGTTGTTAAATTATCCGATACTAATTTTTCAACATTCTTTGTTGGGGTTGTATCAGTAATTTCAAAAATATCTTGAAAGCGACTAATTAGATATCTTAGCTGGGAAGTAAGTTCAGCCCCAGAATCAAAATCATTAGTAAGAGTTAATTCACCTAAAAGTCTTGTACCCGCAGGATGTAGTAGATCTAGTACTGCTTTTTTATATTCGTTTAAACGTTCATCTATTTTTACAACATAGCTGAATGTTTGATAATATTCTTCATTTTCAAGAAAAATTTCATCACTTAAAAATCCATCTATGGATTCGTAATAACCAGGGTATTTGGCTAAGCCTCCAAATTCTACATATAATGCAGCATCAGAAGCTGCACCTACAGAAATAGATACACTACCTAATTCTCCAATTTCACCGCTATTAATAGAAGTATTAGTATAAAAAGATCTTATTAGCTCACCTTCATAATCTTGTGCGAAATAGTTTTCTGCATAAGATGGTTTAGTAATGTTACCGTAATCAACGAAACCTTGGATACCTTCTGTTAATATTATTTCACCACCAGGGGCATCAAATTCAAAGGTGCTTTGAGTTGGAACACCTTCTTGAGAAGAAAAGAAATTATAAAAACTAGTTTCATAACCATAACCATAACTAATAAATTGAACGTTTCTTATTCCACCCGTAGATGTAATTCTAGTAACTTTAACTCTTGCGCCTGTACCTATTCCAGAGGTTAGCGGAAGAATGTCACCTACTTTGAACCCTGATCCTGGATTTATAACCGTAATTTTATTTGGAATAGAAACAATTCTACCCTTAAAGTTTTCATATTCTATTTCATTACCAGCATCTAAAGGCAAATCTCTATCATTAGTAAAATAAAACTCTCTTACATCGTTAACTATTCCTTGGGTTGTTGAAACAGTTTTTACACTATCAATTACAATTGGAAAAAGAGAAGTAGTAGTTTTAATTAAAGAGGTTTTATTAATTAAAATAGTAGGATCGCCTGATAAAACTTCCATAAAAAAAGAAGTTTTTTGTTTCCATTTACCATCAGAGGCTCTTAATATCTGAGTTGACGGGTAAAATATATCTACTGTTTTGTTAAATAATAAACGAAATAATAAATCATAAGACTTTTTAGAGCCTTTAGAATTATAAAGATCTTTAATATTTTTTACTAATATTTTTTTATTAGCAGAAATATTTTTTGGAATGTCACTAATATACTGATTAACAAAATAATCTATAAAACTTGTAGCAGTTAAATCAATATCGCCATACTGTCTTGAGTTTTGAAGCAGTTCTTGAGCATAGGAGTCTTGCTCAAGATATTCATAATAAGCTTCTAAAAAAGCAACAAAAGTAGTATAATCGCTACGAATAAATTCCGGTAGCTGAGAAGGTACAAGAGTAGAAAGACGCTCTTTTATTCTAAGAGATGACATTAAATCGGAGTAGCAATAATAGTTAAACCAGCAAGACGATTAGAGCTTGCGCTTTGAGTACTATCATCTAATATAATAATTTGATTTCTAGAAGAAGTAATATTATAGCTTGACTCTTGAGCTTCACAAGTTATTCGAATATCAAATACACCTGACGGGAATCCAGTTGGGGTAATGCTATTAAGCGTTACTTCCCCGGTAGCATAATTAATAGTTCCAATAGTATCTAATCTTATATTATTATCTGGATTATAGATATATACTTCTCCCGTTCCATTATAATCCGGTGCTGCGTCAACAGGTAAGTGTTGATCTGCCATTCTAACCGGAACAGTTAGATCACCTTGTGTAATAAAGAAGCGTGTGGATTGTAACCCGTTAGGGTGTAGGCTATTATTAAACTTAATTACCGTATCACCTACGTATGAATTGCTCACATTTAAAATAGGCGTAATTCGTTTTTGAATTCTTACTTCTGTTAATACGTTTACTATAGAGGAATTAATCTCACTTAATCTTTGCATTAATTGAGAGTAATAAAATGGTAAATTAAATTTTTGTAGGCTTTCATTAAAATAATTCGATACAGAAGTACGAGCTAAATCTTGTATTCCTGAAGCTGAGAGAGTAGTTAAATTTTTATTGTATTCAATGTTTACTAATAAATTAACATAAATGTAGTCAGGGTCTACAAACTCGGGGCTAACAGTAAGTATAGATCTTGATGCTAAAAGCTCGGTTTTGATAGCGTCTTTAGTAGCTGCATTAACTGTAAAGCCTTCAAAAGGTTTGAGCGAGATATAGACTCTACCATAGTTAGGAGGAATATTTTCCTCCCCACCCCATACTGAAACAGCTTCAATATTAGGATACTCAGATTTTATTAAATTAGAATAATCGGTTTTAGTTACAGCTCTATTTCTAGATTGATAGCTACCTAATGCATTAAATTTTATAGAAGAAATAGTTTCTTTGTCTGCGCCACCCGTTGAATTACTAGCTACCGAAATAGCTACATTACTAGAACCTCCAATAGAACCACTAAATCCAAAAGTTTGATCTATTAAATTAGATACATTAGTTGCTGCACCTGTAGATACCAAATATTGTATTTTAACAATATTACCCACGGACAATTTTTGACCTAGTACGCCATCACCAAAATATATTTGATAGTTACCGTTAGCATTTTCTTCTACATAAAATACAGCTGATACATTAGATAAAGATGTTATATCTGTAGCTCTCGAATATACAACGGTAGTAGTATCTGAAGTAGATGCTTGAACAGTAACATATAAAGTAGATAGATCTACATCAGGATTAGGAATCTCATATTTTTCATCTGGACCGGGTGTAACAACCGTATAAGAATATTGTAGTAGCGTACCTTCTTTTACCGTAATATCATTAAATGTATAAACATCATCTACAGGTGTAGTTGAAATAGGCTCGGTGGTAAGAAAATTATAGGATGTACCGTCAATGGTGGTAGAAAAAGAAGTGTATCTATCTAGTGTTAAAGATGTAGGGCTTCCTGTTGGACCGGTAACCGTTACATCAATCACCGCAGTTGAGCCCCTTACCGAGGTAGGAGTATAACCTAAATGTTTAGCAATACTAACAGCGGATGATCTTTTGACAGCAGAATCTAAAAACATCTCATTTACTACCATGTTAGCTAGGTATGCATTATAATGTGTATTATACGCTAGGATGTCTAGAAGAATAGATAAACCTGAACCCTCGAAGTCATAATCACTAAATGTGTCTTGAGATTTTAAATATTCTTTTAAGTTAGTTTTGATAGCATCAAAATCTAATTCGGCTATTCTTAAATTGGCCATTACCTTGCTCTTGTGATTGCTGTTTTAATTGTAACTGGTTTTTCGCTATTCACCAGTCTAAAAATTACATCTACATCAATTGAATTCTTATCTATACTATCATTAATTAGAACATCTAACACTACAGCTCTAGGCTCAAATTTATCTATGACATCTATAACCGTCTGCTTCATCACTTGAAGCGTTAATGGATTTAAATTTTCAAATAACAATCCATATATTTGACAACCTATTTCTGGGTGAAAAGGTCTTTCATAATTATTTGTAGAAATTAAATTACGAATAGATGCCTTTACTGCATCCTCATCCGTTTTTAAAGTTATATCTCTTGTAGACGGATGAGCAGTAAATAATAAATTGAAATCGGCAAATTGACGTGTTTTTCGATTTATAGTAGCCATCTGTTATTTATTACCCTGCAAATACATTATTAGAGCCAGATGTTATGGTATGATTACCACCGTAAACATCGCCTTTTCTTCCTACACCTTTACCGTTTATAAAAACAGTTGAACTACAGCTGGATAACGTTGGGGCATGGCTGGCACAACAAAAAGGAATAGGATTACTATGAGAAATCATAGCATCTCCTAGTCTAACCGCACCTACATTGTTTATAAAAACATCATTAGAGCCTTGATTTGTGGTCTGAGTACTTGGAAAACCACAACACGGGCCTGCTCCATCAGGACTGGCCACAGTGTCTGTAGAATTTTTTCGGGCAATTTCAGGCATTTATTATTTATTATGCTAATCTAATTAGCCCTGGACCTTTTGTCTTATGATTAAAAAAAGTTAATACTTGAGATCTATTGGTGGCATTTGAGGCTGGATCTACATAAGAAATATGAATCCAAGGCATTCCAGTTCCATCAGTTTTATATTCTAATAAAAATTGATCGTATTTTAATGCTTTAGCTAATTCTTTTGCACGTTCAAAATATTTTGACTTAGGTAAACCATTAAATTGAATATCAACAGCTTGACCCTTTACGTGCTGGGATAATCTGCTTTCATCGCCAGTATTATAGTTTCTAAACCCTGATGTTACAAACATATCAGGGTAAATTTTTAAAATAGGCTCACAAATATTAAGAGCTACCGCTTGTAAGTTAAATGCTAGTTCTCCATAACTAAATGTCTTACCACCAGCAGTAAAGTTTCTTAAGAAGTTGCCAGTAGAAGCAGGCGCTTTTGATGATAGCATTTCTAAAGTAAAGTTTGGAGATAATTTAAAGTTACCAGGTAATAATGTAGCTTTTAATAATTCCGGATTAGCAGGTACGAAGTTTGTCTGAGTAGAACTAACTGAAAATGTTTCTAATTCAGGAGGTATAGTATCTACTTCTTGAGCTGTAGCAAATCCGCTAAAAAGTTTTTTATCTCTTTGGGATCTTAGTTGAGTGTTAGTAGCACCCGGTTCGTCAAGAATAGTAGAATCTTTATCTGCTATAGTTAGCGGTACTGGGTCATCAATTTCTACTACAACAATATCTTTTCTTCCATTAATGCCGTACTTACCTGTTAATATACCAATTTGCGATACATCAGCAACTTTACTATCTTGTGAGCTTTCTGATTTTCCAGAATTAATCCATACTTGACTACCATCAGCATTAAATGTACCGGACGATTTAAAATGAAATTCACCAGCAGCTTGATTAAACATACTACCGGATAATTTGTTATAAAAGTCTTCTGCTTGAACTTTAATTTCAGTGTTACTATGCATATGAATAGTTTTATCCGTATGCAAGTTTAAATTAACATTAGAGGTAATATCAAAATTATTAAATGCTTGTAAACGAACATTACCCCCTGCAATATTTACATCTTCTACAGCTGAAAGATTTAACTTACCGCCTGCCATAGCGGTAATATCGTTATGACATAATATATTTGTATCACCTTCTACTTCAATATTAGCATCGTTACCTACAAAAATATTGCATGCACCATTTACAGAAATATCCGCTTTACCAGAAATAGCTATTTTACCATTTCTATCTACTATTTCGTATGAAGAGCCTTTAGCACGTTTAACTATACTACCAGTTGAATCTATTTCAACAAACGTGCCTGATTTATGATATACATGAACTCTTTCTGCCCCTGGTGTATCATCTACTTCAATTACGTGACCGGATTCAGTTTGAGTTACTTTATTATAAGGGTATTCACCTTTATACGGTGATGTTGGTTGCTCCCAAGATGAACCACCCGGTAGCTTAGCTCCAAGCATTCTATCATCATTTTTTTCTTGAACGATAGTTCCCTTAATATCACCCCGAGCTAGTTTATTTGTTTCTGGTTCGTTTTTATATTCCACTTTAGGGTAGTTAGCATTAGGGTCTCTAAACCCTTTATTATTAGCTTCTAGTTTTTGAGCATTTTCACCCTCAAACGGATTAAAATTTCTAGCTGATTCTAATGCTTTACTAGCTTGAATATTACCGTACTGAGCTGGATCAGCTGGAACTTCTGTAGAAGGTTTTTTAGATTTAAATAAATTTTGTGAGACAGTATTTAAAGTCTGACTAATGGTACCATTAATTGTCGGTGTTAAGCCTTGAATTAAGGTAGCAGTTAATGCATTAATATTAATAATACCTAATAAATTAGCTGGTAATACGTTTGCTAATTCGGTTTGTAATAATACAACTATTTGATTAGTTAACTGACTAGATAACTGAGTTTGTAATAAATTATTTAAATTATTAGAAATACCCGTACTACCTAAATTACTAGTAGTCATATTAACAGGGTTTTTATTACCTAATAGATTTTTAGGAATATCAGTTAAATTAAAATTAGTTTGAGAAACAACATTAGTTGAAACTAATCCAGATGCTCTTTCAGCTACTTGAGATACAATACGTTGAAGAAGCGGTGACGGTATGTTTACCCCTAACCCTCTAACCTGATTAAAAATCGCGTTAGATAATGCTCCATTTATTTGTTGAGATAAAATATCTTTCATGCTGTAACTAACCTTAATAGCGATGCTTGTTCAGAGGTGTATCTATTTTTTTGACTATTTTGTATAGCTGTGCCGCTAGATTTAAAAAATACATTTACGTTGTTCTTTTTATACTCGCTCACTAAATTAATAATATCTGTATCAGTTAAAGTACTTTTACCTTTTAAAGGTTCTGTAAATATAGCTGTTCTTGCTGGACCAAATTGAACCGCTGTAGACCAAATAAGATCTTGTACTCCTGGCCCGTAGTTAGCTAAGTTTAACCCTTGTCTTTGTAAATTAGCTAGCATAACGCTATAGTAATTTTTTCTAACGTATTCATGCTGCTCATCTTCAAATTCTTTAGGATACTTACTAGCTACCTCTCTCCATTTATTATCAAATGCAGAAGTAGCTGGTTCTAATCCAGCAAACATACTTTTAAATTTACTACCACTAATAAACTGTGTCACTGGCGAATTTTTACTAGAAGGTCTGGATGCACCGGTTACTGGATTTCTTTGAGGTAAATAAGACGCAAATTGATAAGTACCGTAAGAAGCACCACCGGTGTCACCGGAATTAGCATATGCGTTTATTGTTCCAGGACCTCTTCCACCAGACTCAAATGATTCTGATGTTTGACCTAATTCCCAACCATCTACTGCAGGAGTACCAGAGCGAACTGGATTACCTTGATCGTCTAATATCGGTCGTCCTCCAGCGTCTCTTTGAATACCATCATTAGGGTTAGTAATAGTATCAGGTTCTTCTACTCCAGCAAAACCAGTTAAAGATCTAGTAGCAATAGTTCCGAACATAGCCGGTTGCTGCATATCCTCACCATCTAAAAAGAATCCTATAACCCATGTGCCTTCTACAGGACCTAAGGGTGAAGAACCAACCCCTGAAATAGCAGCTGAGGTAATTGGTTGAATAGGTACGCACCAGGGTAAATCTTTTGTAGGTAATAGTTGCTTGTTGTCTGTATGGTAACCAAATATTCTTACCTTACAGCGACCCATTTTCTCAGGGTCCATTCTATCTTCTACACAACCTATCCACCAGTTAAATCCGTCTTTATTAAATATTCTTTGCATTATTCCTCACTTAAGTTACTTACAAATAAAGAATCTTTAACTATTTCCATAGACATAGTATGCTCATGTCTGTTTACTTTATGATGAATAGCGGTAATTAGGTAATACCCGGAATATAAAGAGTCTTGCTTAACTTGATTAACATCAGCAGTTTCTTTAGCACCTAATTCTGGATAGATAAAGTATAACATTCTACCTACCTCAACATCTGTTCTACCTGGTACTTGCATATTAATTTTTATATTAGATAAGTCTAGTAAACTAGATTTTCTATTACCATAAATTACATTCATTTTTTCATTTATGTTATCAGAAAAATTATCAAATAGTTTTGGATTTTTAGGATAAAAACTTATGTTAGTAGCGTAATTTCTTAATGAATTATTAGAGAATGGTGGAACTGCTTTATCACCTTTACCGGAAGTATGAAATTGAGATTTATACTCTTCTACATAATCATAATCTACCACATCATAAACTTTATTATGCACATCTAAATGTAGTAAACGATTAGCTAAAAACCCATTAGTAAAGTTTTTAATTTGATCTACTGTACTAACCATATCAACATCTCTAGCTAGAAAAAACTCTCTTGCTAGATCTTTTCTATTATCTACACCAGTTAGATTAGATGCTGAAATAGAATAGTAGCCAATAATATTATTATTTTCTATAGCATTCTTAAAAATATATTCTATAGATCCAAAGTAAAAAGATTTAGACGATTCAAAGAACAAATAGTTTTTAGCATTACCATCTTTAGGAATAGCTTTTGACGCTAACCAGTTTATACATCTGAATGGTGACCAGCCAGGTGAAACAAACTTAACTCTATTAGAAGCACTATTTAGTATAACTAAAGGACTTAAAGATTCTTTTATTTTAAGCGATTTATCGGTTTCGCTTATCTCAAATTCTCTTGCAGTAGCAATATAATTAGTAAAAATATTTTCTACTACAGCATCAATATCACCTTCGAAAGGAGTAAATAATGGTAGTAATACATCTAGATAAAGTTCAGCAGATACGAAATGAATAACAAAATTTTGTGTATTATTATCTCTTACTATTTTTCTATCGGAGATTTTATACGTTCTAAACGTTTTCTTAATAACACTAATTTCATCTAATGAAGGTGTTCTTAGTTTTACAATTAAAACTTCTTCTCCATGAATGTTAAGTTTTTCAATCAAATTTCTACTATCGGTAATTACTATATTACCGTGAAGATAATTACTAAAAATATCTTCGTAGATATTAAGTTCAACTAAAAACTCAGATAGATCAATGGTTGTGTTATCAGATGCAACTAATATTAGTTGCTCAATCCTAATATCACCTGCTCTAGTTAAACCTTCTTGAAAGTCTTTTGTCATTATTCAGAAATTTTCTTAATAAATTCTCT